CATGCCCCACCCATCAAACGGACGTTCGTACTTGGAAGGGTCACAGTAGTCTTTCATCAAACCATACCAGTGATCAGCTTCACCGTGATTGCTGCCTTGCAACACATTCAAGAACTTGGTATCACCATGTCGATTGTTGATCCAATATTCGTTATTGAACTTTGTGGCATTCACAGCATCATCATAACTGCTGATGCCACACAGTGCACTGGCTTCTTTGTCAAGATATGTCCAAGTTGGAATATCCATGGTCATACCATAAGTGGCAATACTACACTGCCATTCGAGCACTTCTCTGCGCTTCTTTTCGGCAGCTTTGTCTGTGGGATCGGCCCAGCGACCTGGCCATACACCCTTGGCAATCTGGAATCCACCCGAGTCGGCTAACATCACTGTGTTAGGGTCACGCTTGCGAACCATGTTTTCTTTGGGCACATCTTTGGTGCAATCAAGATTGGCATGCCCTGCTGAATACAAACTCCAGCGATAAGGAAACAATCCTTTTTGTGCGTTGAGCCAGTTCAGTTGTTCCATGTCCGGAATGCCCGCAGGCATCCTGGTAGCAGGCACTGAGTTAGGATCACTGCGTTGTTTGCCTATGTAGGTTCCATAGAAGCTGGATATGGCCGGCAAAAACACAGCATAATCTTTTTGTGCCGCAGTGAAATCGTGTTGTTCCATTACTTGCTTTGAGCTGGTAGGGTATAATCGTATTTGGTCAAGCCAGAGTCAACTGTGATTTGCATGGCACCGTCATCGCTAATACGCATTTTGCGATCACCCGCAAGGTTCAAGATTGAAATAACTTGTGCTACCGGAAAACTCCATGACTTTTTAAGTTTACCAGTTACACCGGAATCAAATACAAACTCACCTGCGTGTGTGGAGTGATCACCAAATGCAAATTTAAGTCCTGCACCATCAGCAATTACACGGAATGTAGGCATATCTGAGTTTGCCTGTGCCTGCATCTTAAGACGTTGCACGGAAGCCACAGTGGGCTCAAATTCAATTTCCCAACGTGTGCCCAGAAACTTAGCTGTTTTTAACTTTTCAGCAACAACTTCTGCAGTCATAAAACGGTAGTCGTTTTTAAAATCACCAGCAGTATTAGTAAAGTGCAATCCTACTGGAATATCTGCACCGTTTCGATTTTGTTTGGTAACATTGATCACAGCATTTTCTCTGTACTCTTGTAAGTTCAGCAAAATCTTGAGCTTGTCAAGATTTGGCATACCAAATAAACCTAGAAATTCCGGAACTGGGCCATGAATTTTACCTGCTACCACCACACTGCGATCTTCGGCTAAGCCGTCAATGGTGGTCTCTGTGTCACTTCCAGTAATCTTGACTGCATCAATGCAACCAAGATCATATGTGTGTGATACCAAATCTAATAGATAATCTCTCATTAAAACTCCTTGTAATTGTACTAGTATATAGACCGCGTTAAGATTTTGCAAATATTTTGGCCAATGACTGGCCGCCTCTCAAGCTGGTCAGCGTTCCTGGTTTTGCCAGTTCTAACCAAGTAGTTGCAGATGATAGTTCTATACTGTGTACCACTTGATATCCCATGCCGTCGGCAACATTGACAATCATTGACAATGGTGTGTAACAAGCAAAATTTCTTTCAGTTAATGCCACTCCCCCGGGCCTATCACAATCGTTAACAGTCATGGCCACAACACCACCAGGTTTGAGTTTGTTGAATATTTCACGTAAGAATTGTGTTATAACTTCCATGGGTCGAAAGTTAAAATAATTGTAAATTAAACAAAATGCAATTTGAGCATCGGGTATGGCTTCGAGTATATTGCTGGATCTAGAATTGTCTATTACTATTTTTCGTAGTCTTGAAACATACTGTGGATTAAATCTTTTGTCTATAGGTTCTAACAATTCTTCACACTCGTCAACTACATACAAAGGATCTAGCGCCACCATGCTTTCGATCCAGGATTCACGCCCGGGTCTAATAATCATACCGGGGTGATGCCAGTCTGCACGGGTAGCAATACGTGCGGTCAACTCAGAAATTTGATCAACTGACAGTCCTAGAGTTCGGTCTAACACATGCTTGGGTACATCGTGTGGTCGCATTTGCTCATCAAATAATTTAAAACTATTTGACAAGTATTCTGGTTGTGCAAGCAAAATTTGTGACTTGATGTTGTTTATTGTATGCGTTACTGTAGAATCAAATTGATTAATTGTGTTTTGTATCAAATTATATTCTTGCGTTAACTGTGCAACTAAATTTTCTGGAGTCACACCGGCATTTTCTATTGTGTGTTTGACCCACTCTAGACTTTGAGCAGTGTTGGTTCGTGCTGTGTAAGCATCAAACTTTTGAATCTCGCTCAATACGGACAACAGGTAACTAAGTCTCATGAAAAATTAAATAAATTTTGAAACGTATTTTGTGTGTTTGTGGCAGAACCTAGATCCCAGTCCAACACACCCAGCAAGTTATCAACTTTGCCATCAATTACTGTGGCTTCCATTTCAGCATCGTCAAATGGCAATTCTTTAAACCATACGGGCAAATGCGACTCGTCAGTGGGATAAGCAATGCTGGTCCAGCCCATGGGGTTTGCTTTGAGTTTGCACACAATAACTTTCATGCCATCGACAATTTGCAAACTATAGTTATCGCTGTTCATTCGGCGCATGGTATTCCAATTCATACCAGCACGAACGTGCCCAGGCATGTTGGCTTTGCCTTGTTGTTCTTCCTTTTTACCGTACATGGTCAAGTTGTTCACACGCTTAGGAGAACCTTTCTCCCAACCTGGTCGCTCGGTAAACTTGTATTTGAACTCTCGAATTCTCTCAATAACGCTGTCTCTACCAATACCAGTTAGCACGTCATTGAGAATGTCACTCAAAAACTCTTGTATCACTTTTGGCGTGTCACTTCGTTTCAAATCCAAACCCATGGCCTTGACTTTGCCAGGCTTGCCGTTGACATCAGTACGCTTGCCTTCCTTGTCAATGATCATTACAGCATAACGCTTTTTAGTAATAAACAAACCTTTTGATGCAACAATTTCTCGACCACCCTTGATGACAGATCCCATCTCTCTTGGTATATGAAATGCCTGTTCCATGAATGCTGGAAAACCTTGATTAACTTGATCAGCAATCGAGTCATATAAAGCAATAGCAATTTCCTTTGACCACTCCATACGACCTTCTTCTACTTCTTTTCTAACTGCCGGCCATGCTGAGAAGTAACAACTGTCTGTGTCACCATAGATGATGGCTTCACCTGTGTGATCATACTTGCCAAAGATGCATTCGTTAACATGTGCATCCATGTGTCGAGCAATAGCACGACCTGTTAATGTAGTTGACTGCCCGATACGTTTGTCAAAGAAACGGCACCCTGGATTAAGAATAGCACCATATAATGAGTTCAAGTTAATCTTCTTGACCAATTGGCGTTTGTCCCAATATTCTTCGTCTGCTTTATTAGTACACTCTTTGAGTTTGGCCTGCATTTCTTTACGTTCTGCATACCAACGCTTGAGCAAGCCGGGAATCACAGCTTCAGTTTCGTATGTAAAAATTGTGCCATTGGCACTGAGAATCCAAGGTTGGTTACTGTCAAATATCATGCGCCAAATCTCGGGTGCGCTGTGTACAGTCTCTGAACCATCCTTCCAGTCAATAGTGATCTCTGTGCCACGTTGCTGTTCCATCACAGCAGTGTATTCCAAACTGCCAAACAAGCCCTCCCAGGCAGCCGCAAAGCTATTACCACCAGTCATCTTGTCAGCAATGTACCTATCGGTCATTACAGGACGGAGTTGTCCAATAATCGTTTCTGGCCCCATGTTAAGAGCACGGATCGCTGACGGGTAGAGCGAGTTAATGTCAATGGAACCAATATATTCATGGATGCCTTTTTTGGGATAAGCAACATAGGCACCTGCGGCTTGCGTGTCTTCATCTGTGAGTCTTTCTTTACGGTTAGGAACTACCATTCCACGTTCGTGGGCTTCATTAATAATTGCTTGCTCAGTCACTGCCACAGCACCCATGGTGGTCTGTAACAGCACTGTGTTCTCATGTGCCAGGGTATTGGCCAGATCCAAAAAGCGTAGCTTCTTGTCAATGGCTGCCAAGCCGTTGACGTCTTGTCGATTGTATTCGATAAACGTCTTGAAATCATTGTTGTAAAGTTGATCCAAGGTGCCTTCATAGGCAGTCTTTGACCCCAGATCCTCATACTCGAGAATAGCATCCAAACTATAACTGTGTCGCTCTTCATAAGTGTACTTGCGATACAACTGCATGTAGTCAAGGTGCACACGCCCAATTAAATCAAACGTTTGATTTTCTGATCCAAAGCGTTCAAACATGCGTTGCTTGGGTAGTTGATTCCACAAACAAAATCTACGGGTGTCATCTTTGCTGAGCACTCGTGTGATACGATTAACAGTATAAGGGATATCATAGCCCTCTGAGTTCCAACCGGTTAAGATATCCGCATCTTCAATAAGATTCAAAAACGTATCTAGTAGATCAGCTTCTTTAAAAAACACAAATGTGTTGGGAAATTCTCCTGCAATTTCACGTGCAGTCTCGGGACTCATGTGACGTGGTGGCACTACCAATGTAACCAATTGATCTAGCCAGTCCATGTACACCGAAATTGCAGTGATAGCATTAAATGGATCATCAGGTCGACTGTAGCCACGCTCAGGGTCAAAGTCGACCTCAATGTCAAAAAACGCTGTGTTCAGGCTTGGTCCGTCTTGTCCTTTGTAGTTTTCTTCTAGGCACCTAAAAACAGGATTGATGTCTGCTTCATACAGTTTTTTGTGAGATTGTGCTCGCGTTTCTTTTCGAAACTCTTTGTTGTTCCTACTGGAAAATCTACTTACAGGATTACCAAAAATGCTTCGAAACTTGCCGCGAGGATCATCATAGTAAAAAATATAATTAGCAGGGTACTCTTGATAGTAACGTTCGCCATTCCGGCGACCCACAATGTGAATGCGATCGTGTTCACGATCAAATAGTGCGTCTACATAACTCATGCGTGTTGTATTTCTTCAAATATGTCATCAAAAAATGTGGATTTCTGATAAGCCTGTTTCCACTGTGTTAACATATTTTGATTATGTTTGCATTGATTATACTTGATTGTGCTATCAATAGCAATGGTGTCATGTATCAAAATATCCAGTAGTGCTCGTTGTCGTGGGATCCAATCAAGATGATCCACAGTTTCCATAACCGGATCAACTTCAAATCCTAATTTTTTTAATTCTCTTGCGCCGTACTGCTGTATAAATGCCAGATTAATAGTTGGCGATTGCAAGGACCTTAAAATTTTTTCTGTAAAGCACCACCGTGATCTATTGTCTTCAACTGCATAGGTTTCTAAAATCAACGAATATTTTGAATCACAAATATAACTAAACAAGTTATGATTTTCTTCAAAGTTTTGAAACGGTACTTGATCTCTTAGCACACGGTATGCCTGCGTAAATTTGGGTAAACTACTAAGACTACGTTGGTGAATAAAATCAAATAGTTCTACTCCAGTTAGTTCACTGTATTCTTTTAGTTGGTAAAGCAAAAAACTTACATATCCTCGATCTAATAGATCATGGAGGTGTAAAAAATAAAACCATGATTGTCTTATTGACTCGCATCTTTGTATGAAACAATTATACAATTTGCTAGGTTGCGTATTAGCAATTGGAATAGATCCAATCATTGCAGTCATACCTAATAATTTAGGACGACTCAATACAATAATATTTTCAAACCTGTGCTGATCGGGCACAATAATATTGTCAGTTAACCACCATATTTTTTTACCAAATCGCTGGCATGCTTTATCTATATGTTGGTATTGTTCTATTGATGGGACAAGATCAAACAACGTGGTTATTAGTAGTTTGTCCGAAGTTGCTTTAGAAATTTTGTCTAGATTAACATTGGTGTGGTATGTTGGAATACCCAGTGCTTTAGCACTAGTATCTAGCCTACTGTAAATATTAGATCTTTCAGTTCTCCAGATATACTGGTCTTGACTGTTGACCTCATTTTGATTTGACAACAACTATTATCTCCTGTGGCTTATGGTCCACCAACCGTGATTCATGTTCCTTACGGGAACGACTCGATGTTGAGACAGATATTTATAGAGTCTTGCCAACAGTTTCTAAAATAGTGTTGAGATCTTCGTGTTCTTGATTTGCCTGCGTTAGACTTGCTTTGTGTGCAATACGAATTGCCTTTTTTAAGATAGCCGGCTTAACTTCGAGTTCTTCAGCAACTGCTTTAATAGTATCAGTTAACCCACCTTGCAGTGTTTCAATTTCGTGCATGACCTGCATGCCCTCATTGATAATTTGTGTGAGTTTGAGCTTTTGCTCGCCATTAAACGTTTTGTCTGACATAATAATCTCCTTGAAGTATATTTTAACAAATATTTTACAAATAATCAACTAGTTCTGGAAACACATCTAACATGGATTGGCCACGATGTTGATCATGTAGTTTTATCCAGGAGAAAAATTCTTGGAATTTTTCATGATTATATTCATTATTATTACAAATGCTAATACAAGAATCTATACAATATTCAGTTCTGTCCCAGACTTGACCCGATAATTGAGATTTTAATTCTGTGTAAATTTTTAAAAGCTTTTGGTGTAGCTCTGGCGGCAACAAATTTGGACGCAGTACATCGGGTGAAAAAACAGTAGATATAAACAAATTTAATTTTTTATCAGCTGCCCATCTAACAACTTCGTGATATTTTATCAAAGCTAAGTTACTCAAGGCAGTTGTTACTACAACATCAACGTTGGGATATTGATTAATTTTCTCTAAATTTTGCTCAATGGTTTCCCAATCACTAGGGTACCGTAAATAATTATTAACTGCACCAATGCCATCAATGCTGGCTTTTAATATAATACTAGAAAAGTTATCGGATAAAAAACTCATCTTGTCATCAGTTACTGACGTCATGTTGGTGTTTAAATCAACTGAAATATTTTTAGATCTTCCTTGCTCTACTAATTTTTTTAAAAAATCAAATGTGACCACATCATAAAATGGTTCACCACCTAGCATTGTTAGCCGTTTGAAATCTAGTTTTAACAAAGCATCCAGGTTAGAGTTTTTTTCTACAATGGGTATATTATTGGTTAGACCTAATTTTTTCAATTCAAGATGTCTAACATAACTTGAGCTTTCACATGGCAAGCATTTTAAATTACATATATTGCTGGTGGTGATAGTAACATTTCGAAGATCAAAATAATCTGGGTCATTTTGTTTTTTAATCTCCTCTGTTACTCCAGGATGAAAAGATTCAGCTACGAGTCTAAAACTATGTCCAGTATTTTTTTCTGATTCAGAACAAGACATGCATTGATCTGGTACTTCCCCTCGCAACAGTTGAGATTTCACTTCTCTTAATTGCGTATCATTTGTATAGTTAGACAATGGTATAAATGCTTTACCTCTAAATGCACAACAGGGCCAAGCAGACGTGCCCCCAAACGATTGAATCTCAGTAAATGGTAAATTGCAAAAAAATGTCATGTTATTAGTGCTCACTTTGTACTTCAAGGTAGCGAATCTCTAGCACAGGCAGCAGCCGCCTACACCACGGTAACAAG